GAATTCATATGATGAAAGAAGGTAAAATCAAAGAAGCAAAAGATTTGCGTAATAAAGCATTTTACAGATACCCTTTTAAAGTAGAAAATAATAATGAAATACGAATTCAAAACGGAGTTATTGAAGTAACTCATTCTCCTACTGGATTTATGTTAATCAAAAGAGAAGTGTTTACTAAAATGATTAAAGCCTATCCGCATTTAAGAATAGACCAAGACCAAGTTATTAATGGTAAGAACGTCAGGTTAGAGCATATGTGGAATTTTTTTGATACTGAATTTGATCCTGAAAAACATACTTATTTAGGGGAAGATTTTGCTTTCTGTAAACGATGGAAAGACATTGGCGGAACCTGCCATGCATGGATTATGGATTACATTACCCATGTAGGAGAACATCAATATACAGGAAGATTTGCCGATGAGTTGATACTACCTGATAAATAAGATAAAATTAGGAAAACAAGTATTAATAAAATATGTTTGATCCAGTAACTTTAGCTATTATGTTTGCTACTTCAGCGGTAGCCAATAAACTTGGCGGTGCGTCTACTAAAGATTCACTTAAAAGTGCAGCAGTAAACACAGGAATTAATGCATTATTACCAGGAGCAGGAACAACTGGTAATCCATTTGTAGCATCTATGGGAAAAATGACTGGACAAAATATGCTCCAAAATATTTTAATTGAGGGTGCTAAAAAAGGAATTATGCAAAGGGCTAGTAAATCATTAGGAATAGACCCTATGCTATTAAATGCAGGGTTGAATATAGGTCAAGGATTTTTACCTCAAAACCTAACTCAAGGTCTAACTTCAGATCAAGCATTTCCAGGAATGAGTCCTTCAGAAATTATAAAACAATCTACTCAGTATGGCTCTGTTCCAGAATATGATTTTCCAGCAGCTGGATTGGATCTTCGTGGCGTATTACCACAAGCACAAGTTCCTACTTCACCAGGATTTGATATTGATTCTACTTATACAGGAGGAGAATTCGACATTACAAAAGGTAACGGCGATCCATCCTACATGGGTAAAGTATTAGATGTTTTCAAAACAGGTGATAAGTATGATATTGATAAGATAGCTAAAGGAGCAACTTTATTTGGTGTCCCTGCTTTATTATATGCTAGCGGTGCATTTAAAGAAAAACCAAAAACTATGTATCAACCTACTTACAATATCAATTATCCAAAATTAAGAGAAGCTAGAGGGCCAATGAAACGAATTGATCCAGTAACTGGAAGAACTGTAGAAGTTGCTCCTGTAGCGACACCAGAAGAATTATACGCTTCTTCAGAACCATATGCATGGTCTGAAAAAACATTTTATCCTAAAGAATACAATCAAGGTGGATTAGCTAGTATACAAAAATTTAATGAAGGAGGAATGAGTAAATTACCTTCTAAAATATCACATGACGAAAACGATATTAATAACTACATGAGAGTAAATGGATATATTGAAGACCAAAATGGTCATAAAGATGAGGATACTTTATTAGCACAACTAGCTGATGGAGAATTTGTAACAAGAACTGATGGTGTATTGGGTGCTGGTATTATTGCTGGTGCAAATCCAAAGAATGAAAAAGAAATGAGACAAAAAGGGGCTAAGTTTTTCTATGAACAACAAAAAAGATTTAAGAGAGTATTTGATTTGTTAAATGAAAACAGAGCTCGTAAACTTCACTAAAGAAGAAGTAGAAAAGGTATGGCCTTTAGCTGAACCTTTAGTGACTAAAGCATGTAATACAAATGGAGGTTTTGATGCGAAACATATACTGGAATTTCTTAAAGCAGGAACCATGCAATTATGGCTTGCTGTCGATCCAGAAACTAATAAAGTTATTTGTTGTTGCGTCACTGAGATTAGGCAGTATCCTAATTTTAAAGTGTGCGATCTTAGGATTACGACTGGTGAACAGTTTGAACGTTGGTATCACTTCATGGATAATATATGCGAATGGGCTAAATCAAACGGCTGCAAAAAAATGGAAGTATTTGCAAGACCAGGATGGGAACGAATTCTTAAATCAAAAGGATTTATCAAAACACATGTACAAATTGAGCGAGAACTATGAGCATTAATATAAATAAATTAAATACAAAAGAAAAAGTAGATCTTTTTAAAAAGTTATATGCAGATATAACTGGTAAGGCACATAAAGAAGATATTCACTTAGCACACATTAATGAATTTGAAAGAAAATTACTTATCATGCATGGTGGTAATGGAACTGTTTTACAAGAAACAGGACTACACCAATATTTTGGTGGTGGTGGAGGTGGAGGAGGTGCTCCATCTACAACTACTTCTTTTGTAAGAGAGGCTCCAGGTATTGAGGAAAGAAAATTAGAGTTAATGGATTTTGCAAGAGATCTAACTCAAACTCCAGAAAAATTACCAGCCATACAAATTTCTCCATTAAGTGGTTTGGAGCAACAAGGTGTCACTGCTGCAGGAACTACTGGTGTTGGTGCACCTACTACTCAGCAAGGTATTGCATCTGCTTTATCTGGTATTCAAGCTGCTCAAGCAGGGCCTAATATTAGTCAATTTTACAATCCATATCAAAGTTATGTGTTAGATGAAATTAATAGACAAGCACAAATGAAACAAAATCAAATTGCACAACAAGCTGTGCAGTCTGGTGCTTTTGGTGGCGGTAGAGAAGGTGTTCAAAGAGCAGAATTACAAAGAGGTACTTTAGCAACTTTAGGTCAAGCACAACAACAAGGATTTAATACAGCATTACAAGCGGCTCAAAATCAACAGCAATTAGCTGCTCAAACAGGATTACAAGGCGGTCAATTACTAGGTCAATTAGGAACTACTCAACAACAGATGGCTCAAGGAGATATTAATCAATTAATGGCGGCTGGTGGATTGCAAAGACAACTTGCACAACAGACAGTAGATGCAGCAAGACAATCTACATTACAACAACAATATGAACCATATCAAAGATTAGAGTTCTTAAAAAATATTTATGCTGCTGGACCTACTTCTCAATCTGGAATTACTTCAGCTACAGCCCCTACTACCAATCCTTTAGCACAATCTATTGGAACTGGTTTGGGTGCATTTGCTGCTTATCAAGGTGTTACAGGAAAAGCGTAGGAGGAATAAATGGATACAATATTACTTAGACCACTATTTAGAGCCAAGTACATCGCTGAACAAAAAAATAAAAATAAATTTAATCAAGGCGGTTTAGCTAATATACAAAAGTTTAATACGGGTGGTTTAAGTGGTTTAACACAAGGAGAAAGACAGGCTATTACTTTAGCGCCTTTCGTTAAGGCTTTAACAGGTGCTCAAACAAGACCTGGTGAATCTGAAATGTCTGGATTTGCAAGAGCGTTCGGAGAAGGTTTAGGAGGTTTAGGAGCGGCTAAAAAAGATATAGCTGCAATAGATCAAGTAGAACTAGAAGCATTAAAAGCTATGATGAAGGCAAAACAAGATAAGAATAAAGAACAAACTGATTTAGAAAAAGAATTTAGAAAAACTTGGAGAGATTCTAAAGTAGTTAAAAATTTTGAAGATGCTCAAGCTGGTTATTCTAGAGTTGTTGCTGGAGCCAATATGGATTCAAAAGCTGGGGACATAGCTTTGATTTTTGGTTTTATGAAAACATTAGATCCTACATCAGTGGTTAGAGAATCTGAATTTAGCTTAGGAGAAAACGTAGGAAGTTTCGGAGGAAAAGTAAAAGCATATTGGGATAGTTTTACTGGACAAGGTAGATTAACTCCAGAACAAAGAAAAGAAATAGTAAGTGCGTCTACTCAACAATTTGGTACTTATCAAACAGAATTAGATACTTTTAAAGTTAATTTTAATACTAAAGGAAAAGAACTTGGATTTGATGCTGGTAAAGCTATGTTAACAGCCGATAGAAGACCAAAAGAAATAGTCATAAACGGTAAAAAAATGCCTGTTCCTATGGGTACTAGACTTATTCAAACAAAAAGAGATGATGCAACTGGAAAATTAATTAGTGTCTATCAAATGCCTAATGGTTATGTATTTGGAGTAGATGCTAGAAAGGTGGATTAAATGGCTACCGAAGCATTTGAAATAAATCCATCTGAAATAGACATAGGAGGGGCTAGACAAGCGATAGAAATAGACCCAAATACAGTTACTCCCACTGCTATTGCAAAAGATACATATAAAGAAGTACCTCTTAAGATAAGATTTTTAGTAGAGGGTGCTCCTAACATGGAATCTAAAATAGCTACTTTAAAAAAATTCTACCCAAAAGTAAAACAACTACCAGATGAAAATTTTTTAGTAACTGACGCAAAAGGAGTTACTCATATATTTGATGATAGAGAAAAAACAAATTGGGGCGATTTCATTGACGCATCTAAAGAAATAGCTGAAATTATAGGATCTACTGTTGGTGCTGTAGGAGGAACTATGCTAGGAGGAGCAGCTGGAACTATTGCTGGATCTGGACTTGGATTAGCTGCAGGTGCGGAAATATACGAACAAGTTGCTAAAATGTATGGCACTGAAATGTTAAGAACTAATGAAGAGCACTTAAAACAAAGATCGGTAGATGTTGCATTTGGTTCTGTAGGACAAGCAGTTGCACCAATTATATTTAAAGGTGCTAAATATGCAATCACAGGTGGTGCAAAACAAATAGAAGAGGCTGGTAAAAGATTAGCTGCTTTTGTAAATTCTGGGGTTCAACCTAGTTTAGGTCAAGTTACATTAAATAGAGCAGTTCAAACAACAGAGTTGTGGCTAGGTAATATACCAGGAGCCTCTGGAAAGATGGCTAACTTTGCTCAAAAAGCACAAGATGATTTTGGTAAGAGAGTTGCAAATATAGCGACAAGAGTAATGACAGAAGATGGAGTTTTGGTAGGAGGAAAAATAGTTATACCAGATGAAACAGTAGTAGGAAAAGTTTTACAAAAAGCGGTAGGTGATAAAAACATATATAATCCAGTTAATTCTGCAGATAGCTGGACAGGAAGATTTAATTCTTTAACAAGTCTTTTATACTCAAAAGTAGATGATTATGTACCAAAAAATACTTTATTTACAATAGACAATACTCTTAATAAATTTAAAAATATTTTAAATCCAGTAACTGGCGCTGAAGTTACTTCAAAAGAACTACAAGATCCATTTTTACAAAAAATATTTACAAGTATAACTAAAGACCTTGAAGCAAATGGAGGGAAACTGTCATACGAAGGAATAAAGAATATACGATCAGAAATAGGAAGTAAAATTTCTGAAAATTTAATTGCGAATAAACAAGTGGGGAATTTAAAACAATTATATGCTTCTATTACTTCAGATATTGAAAATAACGTATTGACTACTGGAGGCACCAAAGCAATGAATGCTTTGCGAAGAGCCAATAGAGTTTGGGAAGCTGGTACTACTAAACTAGAGGATTTTCTACAACCAATATTTAACAAAGCTAATCCAGATTTAATAGTTAGAGAATTAATGGCTGGTGCTAGAGAAGGAGCAACTAGATTAAATGCTTTGAAAACATCTTTTAAACCAGAGCAATATAAAGTTTTAATTTCTTCTATTATTGATAGAATGGGAAGAATATCTCCAGGCCAAGGAATTGCATCAGAAATAGGAGAGGAAGTAACTGGACAAATAGGTAGATTTTCTTCGGAGACATTTTTAACCAATTGGAATAAATTATCTCCAGCAGCTAAACAAGCGTTATTTTCAGGTAAAGGATTTCCTAAAACAATGGTAAAAGACATGAATGATTTAGTAAAAGTCTCTTCTGTTATTAGAGAAAGTGGTAAGACTTTTAAAAATCCATCAGGAACAGCAGATAGATTAGCTGCTCAAGGAGTGATGTTCACAGCATTAGGAGGAGCAGCAACAGGTAACCCTGCGTTCTTGGCTGTTATGCCTTTGGTTATGGCTGGAGCAAATGTATCAGCTAGATTATTAACTAATCCGAGATTTGTGTCATGGGCGGCTCAAGCTACTAAAATTGCTGGTAATAAAGGAATAGAAGGAGTTATGGAACATTTAACTAAACTAGGTATGGTAGCAGCATCCTCTTCTCCAGGAGAAAGAGAGGCTTTGTTTGAATATATTGGAGTTCTTAAAGAAGCGGCAAATAAAACAAAAAAGGGAGAAGCAGAAATACCTATGGCTAAAAGAGTATCTCAGGCACCTAAGCCAAGCAAACAAGAAGTATCTTCGTTGCCTACATTAGATAGATCTATGTTTAGTGCACCCTCTACATCAGTAGCTTCTACGACTATGGCATCACCCACAACGGCTCAAGGACTAGGATCTATTGGATCTAGTCAATTTTCATCTTTATTTCCTGAAGACACTTTAGGAACAGCTATTGCGGAGAGACAAAATGCCTAGAAAAGGATCGGCAACAGCACACCAAAGAATAGATGATCACGAAAAACTATGTCGTATTATGCAGAAGCAAACTTGTCAAAAAATTGAAGAGTTACATCAAGAAATAAACAGTATTAAAACAATACTGGTAGTATCTGCTGGAGCGATAATTGGTGGTTTATTTACCATAGTTCTTATGTTAATAGACAAATAGTGAGATTCAAAAAAGAAAATAATATCATAACCATAGAAGACCTAAAAAAGGTTCATAAGTATCCTTACAAACATTACAACAGATTTTCCGATGAAAAAGGAAGAAAATATCTAGTAGACGAAAAGAAAGTTCCTTCTGTTACAACTATCCTAGGAAAAACAAAAGACCAAAGTGGCTTAAACGCTTGGAGACAACGAGTGGGAGCAGAACAGGCAAGATTAATCACTCAGCGAGCGGCTAATGTAGGAACTGAAATGCATTATATTTTAGAAAATTATTTTAATGGAACACCTTATTACAACACAGATCCCAACTTTGAACAATCACGGATCATGGCTCATAAGATATTAGAAAATTTATCACCTATTACAGAGGTATGGGGTAATGAAGTAAGCTTATCCTACAAGTATGAATATGCGGGTACTACCGATATGGTGGTATTATATAACGACAAGCCTACAATTGTAGACTTTAAACAATCTAACAAAGCAAAAAAAGAAGAGTGGATAGAAGACTACCGATATCAATTAGGAGCATACTACTTGGCTCACAAAGAGCACTACGGCCCTATTGAGCAAGGATTAATATCTATTTGTGTAAGAGACCTTACTTATCAGCAATGGATATTAAATGAAGCCGACCTACAAGAATATGCAGAAAAATTCTTGCAGAGGGTAGAACAGTTTAAAAAATTGCAATAAACTCCCCTAATGAAAGAAGGTTTACTTGTACATAAACATTTAATTGTCCGAGCGGAAGCAGTCAGTCCGCCGATGGAAGAAAAATATTTAACAGATTGGTTGTACGATTTTATTAAATCTATCAACATGAAAGTTTTGATGGGGCCTTATGTTATTTATCATAATGTACCAGGTAATCGTGGAATTACAGGTGCGGCTATTATTGAAACCTCTCATATAGTCATGCATGTCTGGGACGAACCATCTCCTGCCTTAATGCAATTTGATGTCTACTCTTGCGGTGAATTTAATCCAGAAACCATTTGTAAAAAAATTAAAAAAGATTTTGAAATAACTAAAATAGAATATAAGTTTTTAAATAGAGAAACTGGTTTAGTAGATATTGGCGGTGGACACTTGAAGTAAACGCATATCTGGTATACCATTTAGGTATGACAAGAGAACGATTAAAAGATCTAATATTACAAAACAGTTTGTTAAAAGATAGAACAAATAAAAATAATATTTTGTTTTCAAGCAGAAAAGAAGTTGAAATAAATGGCAACGGAACTTCTGGCTATACTTTAAAAAACGGCAGTAATAAAGGAAAAGTTTTAAAACATTTGAAACTAGAGCCTAGAAATATCTAGGGTTGAAATAACTACGACACATACTATATAATAGTCATGGTGCAGCAATGTGGCTGGCCTATAAACTTTGCTTAACAAGGAGGTTATATGACAGGTTTAGATTTAATTAATAAAATCCAAAAAGATCTTTGGAATAATTCAGTAAAATTATTTGATAGTTCGTTTGACGAAATGTTTATGAATTTATCAAAAGTACAATCATTTCCATTTTACAATGTGGTAAAATATGGAAAAGGTGAGTATGGAATTGAACTAGGTCTTGCTGGTTTCAATAAAAAAAATGTAAAAGTTTCTTTCCAAGATGGTGTATTAACTGTGTCTGGTCAGGTAGATGATGCAGAAAAGGAATATATCCAAAAAGGATTAGCGGCTAGAAAATTCTTCAAACAATTTTCATTAAGAAACGATGTAATCGTGGACGAAGCGAAAATGGAAGATGGTGTATTAACAGTTAAGTTAGGTGTTAATGAGCCAGAAGAAATAAAAGTTAAGGACATTGAAATAAAATAATGTTTCCTTACACAGAGGAGGAACTTGATTTTATTAACAAATAAATTAAGTGCCTAGACTTACATCGTCATCCTTCTTAGGTTACCATTTCGTTCTAACCAAAAGGAGGATGACATGCCAAAAAAGAAGAAAGAAGAAAACTTAACGGACATCATTGATAGAATAGAAGAAGATCTCATTACTTTAAGAGATAAGGTAGAAGAGATGGAAGATCAAGAGGACGACAATGACGATTCTTTTGATGATGAGGACGAAGACTAAATATAAACTCATAATGAAACTAACTAATACTCACGTTGCTTACTTAGGCTTAGGTATAATAATGGGGATTTGGATCCTTAATTTGATTGCCTAAAAGAATAGGGCAACTTAGGTTGCCCTATTTTAAGATAGCCAAGTTTTAATTTCCTCTCCTAAAGTTTTAGCAGAAAGAGAAAGTTTTTTATCTAAAGCAGATACAATTTTTTCGTCCACAGTATCTTCAGCAATAATATCTATATATAAAACATTTTTAGTTTGACCTATTCTATGAGCCCTGTCCTCAGACTGTAACCGTACTTCTAAATTATAATTATTAGAATAATAAATAACATAACTTGCAGCATGTAAAGTTAATCCATATCCACCTACAGTAGGATTGCCTATAAAAAATTTTACTTTTGGATCTGTTTGAAAAGCATCACAAACTCTTTTACGATCCTCTACATCAGTTGCTCCATACATGGTCACATAACTATCTTTTCCATATTCTTGTTTAATTTTATCCGCTATCTGTTCTATGTTATGTATATAATTAGCCCAGATAATAGCTTTACCATTAATTTCATCTAAGACAGTCATTAGTTCTTCTAATTTAGGATTGTTAAATTCTTCTACTTGACCATCGTCATTTTTAACAAAACCATTAGTAACTTGATGTAATCTTAATATTTCTGTTAACTGGTTATTAAAAGAAACAGTGCTGTCATTTAATACGGTGATGGCATGTTGTTTTAATCTATTATAAACTTCTTTTTGTTTACCAGTTAGTTGAACTTTTCGTTGTTCGTATACTTTAGGAGGTATGTCTAAACAATCTTCTTTACGAACTCTGGTACTGAAAGTTTTAATCTTACGTTCTAATTCATCTAAATTTTTATAATATTTAGGCAACATAATTTGAGTATTAGGGCCTGTGTACACAGCATGCATTTCTGCATATCGAGCCCTAAAAGCATAAAACGAATCATACCCTAACAGCTGAGGTGATAAAAATTTACATTGTGTAAATAAATCTAAAGGTGATTTAGTTACAGGACTACCTGTTAATATTCTACGAACCACGGCTAACGGAGCAAGTTTTAAAATACTTTTAGTTCTTTTAGCTTTTTGATTTTTAATAGTAGTAGCCTCATCTATAACAAAAGCACTTTTAGGATGTCTATGAAAAAACATCATAGCACCATTAGTGCCATTGCGAGTAGAAAATGCTTCTACGTTCATTAATAAAATATTTAAATGATCGGGAACCATCTGTTGCATTAAATCATATTTAATTTTTTTATTTTGATTCCAAACTTGAATACAAGTTTTTATTTGATTTGATAAATGATTCGTTATTTCTCTCTCCCACATAGCATATACTGATTTAGGAGCAACAATAAGAGCCGAATCAATAACTCCTTTTAAATATAAAATTCCAAGATTATCTATAGTGGTTTTAGTTTTACCAGTTCCCATATCCATGAAAAAAGCCCAGTTTTCTTTATCTGTGCAATCTTTAAGTGCATCTATTTGATGTTTATATGGTGAAGTTTTAAATTGATAATCCATAAAAAAAGTTTATAGACTATTTCTTGACATGTGCAACAAATAATTTAAAAGGAGGAAACATGGATTTTGAAAACATATCAGTAAATATAGATGAAACAAAGGTAGGTAAAATTTCACAAAAATGTGAAGAGTTACAAAACCTAGAACGAGAGATTTCTAACAAGAAAAAAGAATTGTCTGAGATAGAAGATAAGGCAAACGATCTTCAAGAACGGGTCATACCCAACTTGATGCAAGAGGCAGGAGTGTCCTTAATTAAACTTTCGGATGGAAGTACCGTAGAAGTGAAACCCTCAATTAAATCTTCAATAACTTTGGATAATGCCGAGAAAGCGTATTCATGGCTTAGAGAAAAAGGATTTGGGGACTTAATTAAAAATACACTTACTGCCTCTTTTAATAAAGAAGAGGATGCTAAGGCATCTGAACTAATGAGGCTTTTTGAAGAAAAAGGTTATAGCTATCAGAGAAAAGAAAAGGTAGAGCCGATGACTTTAAAAGCATTTGTATCAGAACAAATACAAAGCGGTAAAGAAATACCTATGGATTTGTTTTCTGTGTACATAACTAACAAAACAAAAATAACTAAAAAATAAGGAGCAACGATGAGTAACGAACAAGTAAAGACAGTAGTAAAAAAACAAACTACTGAAGTAGCTACAATCAACATGGAGCAGTTTGCAGATGTTGGTTTTGAAAATGTTAGTGCTAAGGATTTAGCATTACCTTTTCTAAAAATATTAGGTCAATTATCACCACAGGTAACTCAAGGTGATTCTAATTTTATATCCGATGCTAGACCTGGCATGATCTACAATAGTGTAACAAATCAATTGTATGATGGGATAAAAGGAATTCATGTAGTTCCTTGTTATTATAAACTTCAATATATTGAATGGGCAGATAGAGGACAAAAAAAATCTAATGCTCCTGTTAATATTTATGAAAGTGATTCTGATATTATGAGTAAAACAACTCGATCGGATGATAATAAAGATAGATTAGAGAATGGTAATTATGTAGAAGAAACAGCTTCTCATTTTATTACTATTATAGATGGATCTATCGCTACAGGAACAGCATTAATTAGTATGAAGTCCACTCAAAGAAAAAAATCTAAGAAATGGAATTCAATGATGATGTCTTTAAAAGCTAAAAAGAAAGATGGTGGTTTTTATACTCCAGCACCTTTTACTCAAGTATATAATCTTAAAACTGTACTTGAGAAAAATAATTTAGGATCTTGGTATGGTTGGGATATTACTCATGTAGGAGCAGTGCCAAATCAAAGTATCTTAAAGACAGCGCATGATTTTTATCTTGCTTGCTCTGGAGATAAAGTTAATGTTAAATACGATACTGAGGAAGCAACTGAAAAAGCACCTTTCTAATGTCAGAGCAATTAAAAATCTTGGAACAGTTTCAAAAGCTGTTCCAAGGTTCACTCACCTATTATGGAGAGTCTAAACCAACAGGCCAGAAAAAACCTAATGGTAAATCCGAATATAAAAGTTGGATTAACCAGTGGCCTATAACTGATAAAGATTGGCAAGAACATTTAGATGGAATTAGACATATAGGAACTGTTCCTATTAAAGATGACTCCAGCTGCAGCTGGGGAGTTATAGACGTAGATAGATACAATATTAATCATTTAGAATTAATCAAAATTATTAGAGAAAGAAAATATCCATTAGTTCCTTACAGGTCAAAATCTAATGGACTGCACTTATTTATTCATACTAAAGATACTGTTCCAGCTTCTTTAATGCGACAGAAGTTAATTGAGATAGCTAGTGATCTTGGAGTAAGAGATGAAACAACTGATATTTATCCAGCGCAAGATGTAGTTGATTTAACACCAGAGGCTTGGGAAGATAAAAGAAAAGGAAACTTTGTTAATTTACCTTATCAAAATTGTAAAAGATCCACTCGTACTGCTATGTATGACGATGGAAAGAGCATACCAATAGAAGAATTATTTAAGCATGTAGAAAAATTTAAAGTAACAGAAGATCAACTAAGAAATATTAATGCCGAATCAACTTCAGATCCAGAGACTAAAAACTTTCCTCCATGCGTAGCACACTTTATTAAAAATAAAGTAAAAGAGGGAGAGGGAAGAAATGATGCAATGTTTAATTGTGCCGTACTTTGTAAAAAAATTAATCCAGATCCAGACTACTGGCCTGAGCAATTACGAGACTTAAATAAAAAAGTTGGTGAGCCCCCGTTAGACCCAAAAGAATTAAATGTATTAATCAATCAACATACTAAAACTGATTATAACTACAGATGTAATTCTTCTATCGCTAAGATGAACTGCGATGCAAAAAAATGTGTTACTAAAAAATTTGGTATCAATCCTAATGAGGCTATGCCTGAAGTAGGAAGATTGGTAAAATATAATGTATACCCTGAACCTTATTGGGTATTACCTGTTAATGGAATTAATATAAAATTAGATAATAAAGAATTATACGCACAAAGATTATTTGCTGAAAAATTACAAACAGCTGACATTGTTTGGAGAACTTTAAAACCAACTAAACAAAATCCAGATCCATGGTCTGATTTTAAAGACGATTTAATTAAAAACAAAATAGACATGGAAGGATACGATGCCATGGCTGATAAAGATGATTTATTTAATTCTAGAATGGTTCAATTTTTTGAAGATAGCGAAACACATGAGGAATTTGATCAGGTGGATAATGGATATATTTGGCTAGATAATCCAAGTGCTGCGGATGCTACGGAAATGAGATTTAAGATACAGACTTTTCAACGATTTATGAAAAAGATGGGAAATAACTGGAACAATAGAGAATGTATTAATTTTTTACAAGTTGGTGGGGCGGAACCTAAAAAGAAACATGCTAATATACAAACAAGACACTGGAGATGCCCAATGCCTAAATTACCAGAATATAAAAGGAAAGAGGTAAAGCATGATAAAGCAAAAGCTCCATGGCAAGACCACTAAAATATTTGGTCCTCCTGGAACTGGAAAAACTTACCAACTGCTTAAGAGAATTAGATGGTTTATAAGAAATGGAGTACATCCTTCTGAAATAGCTTATTTTAGTTTTACCAATAAAGCAGTGAATGAAACTATAGAACGATTAAAATTAGCTTTACCAGACTATACCATAGATGACTTTCCTTATTTTTGCACTATTCATAGTTTTGCAAGAAAACAATTTTCAGAAATTCCTGTATTGGATCCAGCAGAAGATATGATCCAGTTTCATAGCGATTATGGAACTATTAAAATAAATGCTCAAAAAGGATTTGAAGAACAAAAAGTATTTAATAATTGGTCATTACGAGTGTATGACAGAGCACGGAACACGAAACAGGATCCTACTCATTTATACAGAATACAAGAAAGAAAAGAAGTAAGACTGGCGCAGTTTCAATCTATTATATCTGCTTATGAAAATTTTAAAATGTTTGAGAATCAATCTGGGGTTAGACAGAAAGATCGCTTAGACTTTACCGACATGATTGATAAGTTCATTCAAGAAGGAGTTTGCCCTAAATTAAAAATATTAATGGTAGACGAAGCGCAGGATCTAACTCCTTTACAATGGGATTTAATTATTAAACTATCTTATCATACAGATAAAATTTATTTAGCGGGAGATGATGATCAAGCCATTTATGAATGGAATGGTGCTGACGCTGATTTTTTTATTCATTTTCCAGGTAAAGTAAAAATATTAAAACAATCAAGAAGAATACCTGGTAAAGTTCATTACTTTTCTCAATTATTAATGGTTCCAGCAAAAGGACGTAGACAGGAAAAACAATTTAATCCAAGAGCATCTGAAGGAGATATACTTACCTATACTAGTTTAAAACATGTAGATTTTACTACAGATGGATCTTTTATGGTTCTTTCTAGGATAAGATCGGTTAAGGAAGAGGTAGAACAAGATCTTTATGATATGGGTATTTATTTTCAGGATGTTCAAGGTCGCAAATCATTTAAAGTAGAGCAGTGGCAAGCTATAAAAGCATGGGATCATTTAATGGCTGGTGGATCTATTACTAAGGAAGAGGCTTGTATTATGTATCATTATATTCAAAACATTGATCACGGCTACAGGAGCAGCGACAGTCAAGCATGGACATTTGCACATCCTAATCAACCTTTTAATTACGATGAATTAACCTTGAGGGCTGGATTGAGAGAGCCAAAAGGACATTGGGTACAGGCTTTTAAGATTAGATTTAAAGATAAGGAGAAACAATATTTGATTCGTTTATCTGAATCTGGTGTTAACTTAGACGAATCATCTAAAATAATTGTAGATACTATTCATGCGGTTAAAGGAGGAGAAGCTGATAATGTAGTAATTTTAAGCAAATCTAATTGGCCTTCTCATTACGAAAGAAAAAATATAGAGGAAAAAGTTAAAGAATTAAGAGTATGGTACACAGGAATTACCCGTGCAAAAAAGGCTTTACATTTGATTAATACTGATCATAAATACCATTTCCCTTTGGGTAAATTTTTTAATAACTATAAAGCACATTATGACAAACAAAGAAGACTTTCTTAAAATATTTCCAGACGATAATCAAATTGGAGGAACTCATTACAAAGAATTTACGATCCAACCTTGGACATTTATTAGAAAAAATAAATTATCTTACTTTCAAGGGAATGTAATTAAATATGTATGCCGTTACGAAAATAAAAACGGTATAGAAGATTTAGAAAAAATAAAACATTATTGCGATTTAGAAATCAAATCCTTGAAAGAAGAAAAACAATGAAACGATATTGGCATCCTATAAAACAAGTTACAGAATTTATTGAATCTATAGCACAAGGAAAAGTTTTAGAGTTGGGACCAGGTTCTATACCTTTTAACAAAGCAACACATTTTTGTGGTCATAGTGAAGAAGAGAAATCTCGTTTCCAAAATTATTCGTTGTGTGATTTTTCATCTCAAGTTTTTCCATACGAAAATAAAGAATTTGATTTTGTTTATGCAAGACATGTTATTGAAGATTTAAATAATCCTGTTCATTTTTTACAAGAATGTAAACGTATAGCAAAAGCTGGATATTTTGAAACACCATCCCCTTACGTTGAAATTCAAAAATATATTGAACATGATGGGGCTATACATAAAGGATACCATCATCATTTTAGTTATGTTTGGACAAAAAATAATACGATTAATATATTACATAAATATCCAATTACAGAACATATGGATATTAAAGTAAAGACAGAACTGTTAGATGACCCTTTTAATTGGAACAATTATTTTTTGTGGGAAAATGATTTTGATATTCAGCATTGGCGACATGAAAGAAATTTTAATACTATTGAAGATTATCCAAATTTAATTTGCCAAGCTATTGATGAAGGGATAAAACACGGCAATCAATTTAAAACAAAAATTTTAAAGCATGCAAAAACCAATAGAGGTTAATACTAATTTATACAGACGATTAAAAGAAAACGGTATAAAACTTAATAATATTATTGATGTTGGATGTTATAAAGGATCTTGGACAAGTAAAGTTAAATTAATTTATCCTGATGCAAACTATTATTTAATAGATCCTAATAATATATATGAAGAAAAACTAAAAACATTAGGAACTTTTTATCAAGAAGTAGTCGGTCAACAAGAAGACAAAAGAGAATTTAACTTTAGTGAAAACGAATTAGAAGAAACAGGAAATTCTTTATATGAAGAAAATTCAAATATTCAATTTAATAAAAAAACAGTTATGGTAAAACCTTTAAGAGACATAGTACCTGATCAAATTTATGATTTGATTAAAATGGATGTGCAAGGAGCAGAATTAGAAATTATGGAAGGTTCTTTAGAATTATTTCAAAAAACTAAATTTGTTCAATTAGAATGTCCCGTCCATCATAACAATAAAGGTGCTCCTAAGTTTGAACATTATATTAACTATATGGCTAATTCTAATTTTAAAGTATTTGACATCGATACAATTTTCTTTAATACCAAGTTAATGGTCTTAGATTTTCTTTTTGTAAACACATTATTACCTAAAGTATCTTCATTAGAAAGTGAAACTATAACTTATAATAAAATATGACACATCAACTTAATTTTATTTATCAAGAATCAGATTGGGTTTGTCCATCTGAATACCCAGATCTTTCACACGCTGATTGTATAGCTATAGATTTAGAAACTAAAGATCCTAATATAAAAACATTGGGGCCTGGATGGCCTAGATTTGATGGCGCTATTGTTGGATTTGCTATAGCTACAGCAGGTCAACAATATTACTTTCCTATACAACATGATGCTGGAGGTAATATGGATTTAGCTGTTACCACTGCGTATATACAAGATTTATTAAAACTACCTTGTCCTAAAATATTCCACAACGCTCAATATGATGTAGGCTGGTTAAAGATTAATGGATTTGAAATAAACGGAAAAATTATTGATACTATGGTAGCTGCTGCTGTAGTTAATGAAAACAGATATTCTTATGCATTAAATTCTTTAGGATTTGATCTATTAGGTGAAATTAAATCAGAAGCATTTTTAAATGAAAAAGCAAAAGAATGGGGTTTGGATCCTAAACAAGATTTATGGAGAATGCCAGCTGGGTTTGTGGGTCATTACGCAGAACAAGACGCAGCATTAACTTATAAACTGTGGCAGCATTTAAAACCAATTATTATAAAAGAAAATCTTCAAGATGTATTTGATTTAGAAATGGAACTACTGCCAATTTTAATTGAAATGAGGATGACTGGATTAAGGGTAGATTTAGATAAAATTAAAATATTAAAAAAAGAATTTATTAGTGATGAAAATAAAATATTAAGAGAGATTAAAGATCTTACTGGAATGGGGGTAGATATTTGGGCGAATAGATCAGTAGCAAAAGTATTTGATCACTTAGGGTTAGAATATCCTAGAACAGAAAAAACAAAAGAACCAAGTTTTACTTCTAATTGGTTACAGAATTGTGAGCATAAGATAGCTAAACTAATTAGAGATGCTAGAGAAGTTAATAAATTTCATTCTACTTTTTTGGATGCTATTGAACGTCATTCTTTTAAAGGGAGAATTCATTCTGAAATTCATCAATTAAGATCGGATGGAGGAGGGACAGTATCTGGTAGATTAAGTTATTCAAATATGAACTTACAGCAGATACCAGCAAAAAATAAAGATTATGGAGATAAGATTAGAAGTTTATTCTTACCTGAAGAGGGAAGACAGTGGGGGTCATTTGATTACTCGCAACAAGAACCACGGCTCGTTGCCCACTATGCAGCATCTATTGAACAAGGATTTACTGGAGCCGATGAATTTATTAAAGCATACCAAAACGAAGAGGCTGATTTTCATCAACTAGTAGCTGAAATGGCTGGTATACCAAGATCTGCAGCTAAAACTATTAACTTAGGTATATTTTATGGAATGGGTAAAAATAAATTATCTAGAGAATTAGGTATATCTAAAGACGATGCTGAACAATTACTACAAAGATACGATGCTAGAGTTCCTTTCGTTAAAAAATTAGCATCTGAAGTAATGGCATCTGCTAGTAAATTTGGTTTCATAAGAACAATTAAAGGTCGTAAATGTAGATTTGATATGTGGGAGCCTACCACTTTTGGTATGTTCCAAGCAATGAAATATGAAGAAGCTAAGGCTCATTATGGCAATAACATTAAACGAGCAGGCACATATAAAGCATTAAATAGGTTAATTCAAGGATCTGCAGCTGATCAATCCAAGCAAGCTATGATTGATTGTTATAAAGCTGGTTATAGACCTTTACTCCAAATCCATGATGAATTATGTTTTTCAATAAATGAGGAACAAGAAGATATTAAAAAGATATCTTATCTAATGGAAAATTGCATAGATGGTTTAAAAGTACCTTTTAAAGTAGATGTGGCAATAGGAAGAAGTTGGGGTGAGGCAAAAGAAAAGAAAGAATAGTTATTGGAACTGGTTTTTTAAACAAGCTAAGGAGATACAAAATGAGTATAAAAAAAATGTTAAATTCAAAGAAAATCAAATCAAATCAAAAAAATGACCTTCAGGGGTATTATTGGGATGGTAAACAATCTTGGTTACTATACCGTACAGCAGATGGTAAAGACTTTAAGATAAAAGCATAAATTATTGTAATTCAATAAAAATAATGCTAAGATATTATGATAAAAGCATATAGATATCAGGTTAGATATAAAAATTTATATTACGATGGGATAACCTGGGGAAAAGACGAAAACGAAGCAGGGTTTAATTTTGTCGAAAAAATTAAAAATGATGAAATTAAAGCAAAAGAAAATAGCAATCGAGGAGATCGATTGTTTATAACCTACGAGGAGATAGAGCAATATGATGAAAAGCTCGCAACAGATCCTAGCGGAAAAAATGAGACTTGAGTCTCAGTGGAATATTTCATATTTAGAAAATGGAAGAATAACTCCAGATATGAATATCATCCAAGAAAAAATAAAACACTGCAGAAGGCAGTTGATTAAATTAGATCAAGAAGAAGCTGGATTTGAATATAAAAGTTTAGATAGTGCAGATGATGCACTTTCTGTAGCTACGTAAATTTTTTAGTCCTATAATTAGGATTTGGAATTTTATCTGAATTGCACTGTCTACAAGAATCTGTGACAGTCTTTAAAGGAACTTTTGACACTATCATAGTAATCCATCCTTGACCATCACAGACATGACAATTTGCTGATTTTTTATTTTGATAAGTTAAAAACTTATTTAACATCTGCTGTGATAGTTTCCACATGTTTTATTACCTTACTCATATCCCATCCTTGAGATATTTTTAAATTTAAAAACGCAAATTGTTTAATAAACTTTTCTACTGGTAAGTATGGTTTAAGTGCATGCGCAGCTTTTACATCTTCCATAGAAAACTTTTTTCTTTTTAATTTATTCATCATATTTTTTTGAAGAATGGGCTACCGAAGTAGCCCAGTTACTCACTTCTTCATCTCCCTGCCTTCTTTTAGCATTTGTTCTCTCATTTTATCATGAGGAACTCCTTCTTTTTTAGCAACTTTTGCAACTTCCTGATCAACCATTTTATCAATCATAGCACCAGGTTTACGATAACCATGTTTGCAAAGTGCCTGTAGGATATAATAGCTGTTGGATCCAACAGCTACTGATTTCCACTTACTTATATCCATACTCCTTTTCCTTTCTTATTGATCCAATTGATCGGTTTCGTTATACCCACGATCTTTGACCCACTGAATTAATTTTATTTTTTTATATTTATCACCTTTTAAACCAGAGTTATAAATATGTTCAAACCATTGTAAATAACTTTCTCTGTTAGTTGCTGACATAAGTTTCATGCCATTAACTTTTAAAGAAGATTTAAAACGATCCCAATTAAAATCTGGGTGTTTGTTAGTCATAATAAAAGCTGATATAAAAGCACGTTTGTAATTAGGGATGTATTGCTTTGCTATAAGCATCCTTTCACCTAAATCATGCGCTTTTTTTAAATTACCAGACGGTATTTTAAAATTACCTAACATAAAATCACTAGCAATGTTTTTATACATAGCACTTTTTTGAAGCAACATTAGAATAGCGGCTTCAATAGTAACTTCATATTTTTCAGAAACATGTATAGCAATACCGTAATCTTGCTTGCCTCTTTTATTATGAAAGCTGGCGTAGTTATTAAGAGACCATCTTTTTTGATTTGCATTAATTCTTGCAACATCTAAATGATCTTCAAAATCACCTAATATAAATTTAATAGGTAGTCCTAATTGTCGGTACGCTTCCAGCCTATGCTGTCCATCCATAAGAGACATATCTCTTTTATTGACGATAATAGGGATATCTAATTTTCTATCCGCTATATTTCGTTTAAGACGATCGACATGAGATTGATCAACATCTCGATTGCCTCTTACTTTTTTAAATTGATTGTAATTTTTTGTTTCAAATACAACCGATTTAATTTCTTTATTTGTGTTATGCATATTTTCCTCCTAATTTATAGTTTTCTAAATCAGACATTAGCATTTCGTCTGATTCGGATTGTTGGTTTTCTTCACGACAATATAATTCATCATAAACAAGCGAAGTTGCTGTGCTTTCATTAAATAATGTAATTTCAGTGTCCTGAATGGATAAAGGTAAAACAATCAATTTACTAACTGCTTCTTTAAACTGTGAGTCGCTATCAGTAATTGGTTCACCTTTATATGTAACTAGAGGAACGGAACATAAAATTTCACGAACTGATTCGTCAAATTCTTTCCAAGCCTCTGAGTTTATTTTTTTCATCATATTAACTGTAGATGTATATATGGAATTAAAACAAGTCAACCCATAAAATTAAATTATTTTCTTTAAAATCCCATAGGATAATCTTATATATATTTATGTAATATTACTTCAATTGCTCCATTTTTATATTTGGTGTATAATATATGATTATGCCAATACCAGTTGCAGCTGGAATACCAGCATTATACGAATTACTTGTAGGATCAGGACTACTTGTTGGCGGAGCCTTGACCGCTAAACAAATGCAAAAAGAAATGGAGCAAAACCCACAAGTAATGGAAGAAGCCTTAAAAAATGTGTTTATGGGGCCAACTAAAGATTTGATTAATCCAGATATATTAAAAAATATAATTGAATCTAAACCAGTAACCACGGATCAGGGAACAACTAAAAAAGAAGTTATGGAAACAGAGGTTAGCCCAGACGATCAAGGAATGTTTTTCGCTTCTCCTGAAGTAAGACAATTTTTATTTAAAGATACTCCATCAGGAATGGTATTAGGGCCAGATGCAGCTGAAATAGAAAAGAAAAGACAAGAGGCGGCACCTAAACCTTTAGTAACACCAATTCCTCCTAAAGAAGAAACTAAATTAGAAACACCAGTTTTAAGTGAAGCGGACAAAACTAAAACAGAATCGTTTCCTGCACAAACTCCAGAAAAACAAATTTTACAAACACCACCAGCTAAATCTGTAGACACATCTATTTTAACAAAAGAAAAGAAAGAAATAACTGCTCCTACTAGTAGAGATGAAATGCTATCTCAACTTACATATAAAAAATCTAAAAAAGATAAAAATATCACAGAAGCATATTTAGGAGATAAAAAAGTGGGTGAATTAGAAAAAATGACAGAACTTCCAAAAATGAATGGTATGTACGATTATCAAGTTTATTTGACAAATGAACAAGGAGAAACTGATTTTGACAATATGGATGTACAACTTGGATTTAATTCAGCCAAAGATATGATGGCAACAGGATTGTGGAATAAAATGAAAGCAGAAGCGCCAGCCGCACCAGTTAAATTTGAATACCCAACTGAAGAAGTACGAAACCAAGAACTGAATTTAGCTAAAGATTTATTCGAACTTTCACAAAACAATCCTACATTAGATATGTACGAACAATATAAAAATAATCCTATAATAAAAAATAAAATAGAAAGTAGTAACAAAGCATATAATGACACCTCTATTAAAGAAGGATACGGAACTGCTGATTATTGGACAAACCGAAAGTTTGTAGGTGACACAGTAGGATATAAAGATTTTATTAAAAAGGTATATGGAAATGGAGCGCCTAAAAAAAATAAAGAAATGTTTATTGTGATGGGACCTTCCTCTTCGGGTAAATCAAGTTCTTTAGTAGATAAATTAGTGCCAGAGACAGGATCTTATTTAGCAGATTCAGATGAAATTAAAAAACTATTACCAGAATTTACAGACGGATATAATGCTGGAGGAGTGCATAAAGAAAGTAGTGATATAAATCAAAGAATAATGAAAATAGCTTTAGCAAGGGGAGATAATATTGTGTATCCAACAACTGGAAGAGATGAAGGTAAATTAGCAAAAGAAATTAAAAGAGCGGAAAAATATGGATATACACCTAAAGTGTATCTGGTGACAGCAGACAGAGAAGTTTTGTTAATGAGAAATTTAGCAAGGATGCTTAGTACAAATAGAGTAGTAGACTCTGACCTATTGTTAAATGAACAATTAATTAAAGATATAAATCAAACTTATGAAAACCTACCAGAAAAATACAAAGCAGGAAAATATGACACAAGCAAAAACAAAAGATAAAACACACCAAGAATTAATTAAAGAGATATGGGATCAGGCGGATAAAAGCGCTATGGATATACTAGATGAACCTATTGATCCTAATTTAGATGATCCTTTTGATAATTTTCTTCCTCCAAAAAAGGATGAAAAAAATAAATAAATTTGACCTTTTGGGTATCAAATACGGCCTGGCTCCAGACCCAAAAAACCCTGGACAATGTATATATAAGCTATTGACACAGGTAAATCCACCAGTACAAAGGAAGAGCGTATTCTTAAAGCCTAAATGAAAAGTAGAGGTTAAACTACTTATCAATCAATAACCACCACCCACGGACAACGGATCATACAAATTTAATTTAATTGTTTAAATTTTATGGCTGTTAAAAAAGAAACGGAAACGGAAATACAAGTTAATGAACTAGAAAGTTCATTACGAGCATTAGCTAATCTTACCAACAATAAAAAGTTGTACGATAAGGTAGTGCATCTGTTGTTTCAATTGTGGAATGGAAATAATTACGGGCTTAAGAATATTCGTCAGTTCGAAGATCTGGTTGAATATAATTGGTTGAAAAACCGAAAACCTCAAGCGCAGAAACAAGGACTGAGAATCATAAAATGATTATACCCGTAGCTTTTCTTTCCCCTTTCATCCATGTACGCTGCGGGTATAGTCATTATGATTGAAGACGATTTACCAGAAACTTTCGATGAAAGCACGATTCAACACTTATCAGGAATAGAGAAGATGCAATTCATTAACTATGTTCATGATGACTATGAGTACGTTTTAAGGAACAAGCAGCACCCTAAAATAATAAAATATTATAAAGATGTACTCTCAAGACTTATTAAAAACTATGGGCATTAGACTTGCTACTGAATTTCTAAAAGAACATACGTGTTCTGAAGAAAGATTATGGAAAGCGGTAGTCATAACTGCTTTTGAAGATTGTTTAAATCTTGCATCCAGTAAAAGCGAAAGTTATAGAAAACAAGAGGCTCATCGTTGGTTTATAGAAGCGGGAGAAGATTTTGAAAATGTTTGTTTCATGGCTGGGCTAGATCATTTAATGGTAAGAAATAGATATTTGCATTTATATATGAAACAAATTATAAAATTTACTCCAGCACAAAAAGAATGGTTAAGATACAGAGAAAATTATAAAGTGTACAGAGGTGCTAAAAATAAAGAACAAAGAAAATTAATAAGAAAAAATATTGAAAGAATTAAATGTAAGATTATAGAATTTAAGCCTAAGAAAAAATGACAGATAAAAGTGATATCGATAAAGAAAAGCAAAAAGAAAAAGAAGAGTTAGTAAAGTTTTACAACAGCTGGACTACTGCTTTTGAAGAATTTTCTGAATATGCTCTTGGTAAATTTAAATATTTACGATTAGATGATACATGGGCTCAACGAATATTAATTGTGTTATTAATTGATCATGTAAAATTAACTTCTCCACCAGAGATATATGAAAAAATAAAAAGTTATATTTATTCTGTTTTAGAAGAAGATATTTTTTATAATTATTTAGAAACAGGAGATAAAGTAAAACCGCTTATAAGTAATAATGTTATTAAATTAATAATTGATAATGATAAAAAAAATAATTAATTAATTAATTTTTTTAATTTGTTAATTTCATCTACATAAAATTTTTTTTCTTTTTCATCCAAAGTTTTTTCCAACAGAAGTTTGTACATGTTAATTGCAAATGAGATATCCATCGAATCACTTCCAGAATAAAATTTAATTTTCATAAAAAGATTCATAGAATCATCAAATTATTTGTCAAATTTAAAAAAATAAGTCAAAAAACCCTTATTTTATGCGGTAAAATAATGCTTGTATAATATCTAATTCTATGGGATATATCTCATATGAGTTTTTTAATTTTTTTACCTTTCTACCTAGGGGCTCTAACAATGCTTCTTTACATGTCTGGTTACAAAATAAATTACTCAATACTTAAACTAACTGGAGTTGTTTACATGTTGAATGTAAAGGCTCCAACAACTGTAGAGGACTATTATGACTAACGAAAATGTTCAATACTTGTTTGACAATGGGCACACTCCTAAGAGTGCAGCTATTTCAAGAGTAATTGATTTAATCAATAAGGATCTAGAAGAAATAGATCCAACAACTAAACAGGAAAAAACTTTTTACAATCAATTAGTAAAAATTAATAATAAGTTTGTAGAAAAGTTTAATTCACTTGGATACGGCGATGCATCTGGTGGATGGAAGGAGGAAGTAAAAATATGAACCTTTTAGAAAAAATTGGGTTTGAAAATAAAGGGGACGGTTTTTTTGAACTGTCCTCTAAAAACTTAACAAAGGAGAAAACGATGAACGAAGGTGAAAAAATGAAAATGTTTAATCAATATTTATTTAATATGGATGTTGAAGAGTTAAATCTAACTAAAGATTTAATTAAGGACATAATTCAAAGTAAACTTAAGTCTACATTGAAAGTGGGAATGAAAGTAAATGTAGTACAAAAAACTAAAAAAACATTGGGTGTAATTACAAAAATTATGCAATCAAAATGTTTAGTTGATTTGTCTGGAAGAATTTACAGAGTACCAATGTCAATGTTGGAGGTGGCATAATGAAAAAACCATTATCTAAATACGCACAAGTTGCTAAATTGTTAAAACAAAAAGCAAAAAAACTTGGAATGAAAGCCACCGCAAGCAGTCAATCGTTTGCGGGAGGCAACAGTGTAGATGTAATAGTGACAGCTGGATCTGATGATGCTTTAAAAGAATTAAAAAATTATTCTACTCAATTTGTTTATGGCAAATTTGATGGAATGACAGATTCTTATAACTTTACCAATTGGAGAGAAGATATTCCTCAAACAAAATATCTTTTTATTCAAGACGACAGAGCATACACTATTTTAAAAAATCTAAACGAAAAATACTGGGAGTTGTCTTACGTAGTGAATGGTAAAGAAGTAGGCTATCTCTCTTTTATTAATCAACTAAAAGAAATCTTTTTCAAAAATAATGGTTGGCAAAGTGTGCTGAACGCATTTGTTAATGAAAAAGCTAAATTTCCTTTTGGAGGAAGCGGATATTTATTTGAAATCAAAAACAAGGAGGTAACACAATAATGAAAACATATGCTTTTCAAACAAAAGACAATTTTAGAATTGATATAAAGGCAACAAGTCCAAAATCTGCCTATAACAAACTAAAATCAATTCCAAATTATGCTGACTTGATAACTGAATATTATTACCAATACGACAAAGACGGATTTTATAATTTCAGTTTGGGTTGGAAGAAATATAAAAAACAATAACCAAGGAGGAGAAACACTTGAGTAAAGAAGCTATGAAAAACTGGGAAGATACGACAGGTTGGTTATGTGACAACTGTCTATCTTCTAATATTTATAAACTACCTATCATGGACGAAATGGATATTTTTTGTAGAGACTGTAATTCAAAAAATTATCAAGTCAGTGAATGGTATATCAAAAACCAAAAGGAGAAATAAATAATGAAAAACAATCCAGCTATGTATCATTACTTAAAAATATTAAGAGATGCAGTAACCAATCCAACGAAAGCATATTTTTTTAATGCTTGGAACTGCGCTAGTCCAAAGGAGTGCAGACAATATGCAATCAGTAAATTGAAAACTAAATTTAAATACTCCGACAGAGCAATTATGAAATTAATTAATTATTCGGTTGAGTCGTTTAATGAACAAGGATTCGATAAAAATTGACCACGAAACACGGATCATGGATCAAAAAGCCTTGTTTTAAGCCATTTTTTAATGCTTGCATTGTATAAGATTTTATGGGATAAATAAGTATGAAAAAAATAAAAAACAAAAACCAAGGAGAAAAAATGAAAAACAAATTAAACATTGTAGATCTAATAGCTTTAGCGACAGCTAAACCGCAGTTGTTTAAGGACAATAAACAGTTAGCTTTTGTTTTGGATGTGAAAATGAAAATAATTAATGACATGTATAAACAATATAAAAAAGAAAAGGGGGTTCAATAATATGAAAAAACAAAAATTGCTTTTAGATAGCCAATACAAAAAACTTGTGGAAAACCATAAAGCTCAAGATGGCACTAAAGACTTCAAAGCAGTTGTTAAATTATTTAATCCTACAGGAATTGGTACTTGGTATCTATCAGAATTAGATCCAGAAACTAATGTAGCTTATGGATTGTGCTGCTTACATGAAAAAGAATTCGGATACGTTTCTTTGGATGAGTTAAAAGAATTCAAAGGTGTATTTGGATTGGGGATTGAAAGAGATGCTTCTTTTGATCCAAATAAACTAACATTAACAGAAATTGAGGAGGCTGCATAATATGGAAACATGTAGAGGATGTGGAGAAAATTTAAAACTGGACGATAATGATTTTCTTACATGCGAAAATAAAGATTGTGAATTATCTAAACCAAGTAAAATGAGTGGGTTTGATTTAATTGATCACTTAGAAAAAAGAATGCTGTTAGATCAACAAATGAATGATTATGATTAATAAAACTTTTGAAGGCTATCACATTTCCAAAGGTGCTGATGACCATTATTATATTTTGAATCAAGGTAATAATTTTATTCAAAACTTATCTTTAGATTTAGATAAAGCAAAAGCTAAAGCTAAAGAAATGGTAGGCGAAGAAGTTCCTGTAGATATTTGGCACAGAGAAAAAAGCAGATGGGTTGAATTTGAATATCCTAAGCAACAAGATGAACACGTTAAATCTTATTTTGATTATATAGAAGAAATTAAATTTAATGAATTAAAAATGGATTGTGATGCAAGAAATTATGTTGGAGAAGTTGGTCAACAAATTACTGTAGAATTAACTTTATTGCGTAGATCTTCTTTTGAAAATGATTGGGGAATTTCTTTTGTTTTTAAATTTAAAGACAAGGACAACAACCGATTTATTTATTTTGGATCTTCTCAAAAAGTTTTTGATGCATTTAAAAATTTAGGTGATGTAGCTACTGTTCAAGCATTAGTAAAAAGACAATACATCAATGAATATTTAGATAGATTGAGTGTGGTTCCATATAAAATAAATCAAATCACTAAATTAAAAATTATTAACAACAAAGGAGGAAACTAATGAAAACAATTAAAGTCGAAGTCAAAAATGTTTATGGGGTAGAAAGGATTTATCCAGTATGCGAGTACGCAAAAAAATTTTCTATGCTTACTAATACTAAAACATTGGATAAAGATAATATTCGAATCATTAAACAACTGGGGTTCGAAATTGAGGCAATAAGACCTCAGCTGTAGTTAATTGCGTCTAAAAGTGTTGAAAAATAAGGGTATTTTAACTATTGTCATTTATAAGATTTTATGGGATAAATAGTCATGAACAAAGGAGAAAAAATGAAAATAAAAAGTGAATACAAAAACAAAATAGCAAAAAAACTTTTTGATGTTGCTTGGAACGATGTTGGATCCTCTGGTATGGATTTTGATAGTTTCAGGTTTGCAGCAGCTTTGATTGAAGCAAACGATTTCAAAGGGCTGTACGCTATCATGGGCAACATGGACAGTATCCCTAGAGAGTATATTTACAAATTACTTCCAATAGCTAAACAAAAAGAATATCAGCAGGAGGTAGGTTATTAATGTTAAAAACAGTAGGAGCAAAACCTTTAGAAATTCAAGTAAGATATTTAAGTAGCGTTAAAAAATTAAATATCAAATTGTATCAATTGTTTAAACAGTGTAAATCAGAAAATATTATTTACAATGGTGAGTACAAAAAATTAAAAAAATTTTATAGAGGAATGATGTATGGTAATTTTTATTACGATTCAGATATCTATTCTTCTGTAAGTATCCAAGAGGTGCCTGTTTTAAATAGATACAAAACTCAAGTTTGGCAAAATTTATCAGACACTATTTATTCTACTTTAAAAAAATGGAATAAAGAAAATATCAAATTTGGTAAAAGACCTGTTCAAGATACGCAAGAGTACAAAAAGAAAATGATGGAGAGAGCATTACTCTCGGACATCGGAACATGCGGATACTGTGAAGCAAAACAAGAAATAGAAAACAGTGTTATGTATGATCATGGTTTTACTATTGGAGGAGGTTTTAGAAATGGTGTGTGTGCTGGGGCTGGTTTGAAACCTTATGAAAGAAGTCCAGAAGGAAAAGAACTTTTGGTCAGACACCTCAAAGATAAAATTGCTTTTATGCAAACAGAAAAACCTACTGCAGCTACAGTAGATTTTTTTAACAGCGATGCATTCAAATACACTCAAGAAGAAATTAATATCTTAGGCGACAAATGGAACCTTCCTCAAGTAGGAGATTGGAAAAGCAAAGGAAGAGAATTTTTCGATGTTCAATTGTGGGGAAAGGTTACCTTAGAAAAGTTAACTAAGATTTTTAACAAAACTTTGCAATATCACATGGAGTGGTTAGACAAAGAACAAAATAAATTAAATAAATGGAAAGCGGTGCCAACTTATAGGGAGTTGGCATTAGCTAGAAAAAACAAAGGAGGAAAATAATGAATATAAATTTAATACCAAAAACAGATCAAGATTATCTTAATTTAAAAAAACAATGCGAAGATCAAGATAGTATTTTTAAAGATATATCTTTGGAACACTTTAAAAAGATTGTCCAAAATTATATTAAAATTAACTTTGAAACAATTAAACAAGGAGGAAAATAATGGTAAGCATGGATAAACTATCAACTATATATACAAACTTTATCTACAAAAATAATTTAGAGGAAGTGGACGCAGAGACTCTTTTATATTGGGGAGAAGTAGATGAAACTCAAAAAAAATGGTTGAGTAAATTTGTAAATGTAGTAAAAAGAAAACAGAATAAAGAAACACAATGGATGAACAAAGAATAACGATACTTCAAGGAAACTGTATTGATAAAATAAAAGATTTACAAGATAACTCTATTGATTGTGTAGTTTCTTCTCCTCCTTATTTTGGTTTAAGAGATTATGGAGTGGATGGACAATTTGGTTTAGAAAAAACTTATCAAGATTATATTGAGAATACAGTTAAAGTATTTGAGACTTTTAAACCAAAATTAAAAGATACCGCTACTATCTGGTGGAATGTAGGAGATTGTTATTCTAGTGGATCCAGAACTTCTACTATTAATCAATCTTTACGAGGTAATACAGATTATGGAGTGACCAGAACACCAGTGCAAAAAAATATTAAAGAAAAAGATTTATTAATGATACCTAATAGAGTTGCCATCGCATTACAAGAAGCTGGGTGGTATATTAGATCTGAGATTATTTGGCACAAACCAAATCCGATGCCTGAGAGTGTGAAAGATAGACCGACCAACGCACACGAAAAAATATGGATGATCACTAAATCAAAAAAATATTATTACGATGCTGATGCTATTAAAGAACCATGTAAAACTTTTGACACTAATGTGAGAGACCGAGACACTACTAAACTTAATAACACACCTGGTAGGGCTAAAATGAAAGGTTTGAAAAAAAATAATTATACGATGAAAAACAAGAGAAATGTTTGGACTGTTAGCCCCAAACCTTTTAAAGGTGCTCACTTTGCAACTTTCCCTAAAGATTTAATAGAGCCATGTATTAAAGCGGGATGTCCAACAGATGGTGTCGTGCTAGATCCATTTGGAGGTTCTGGTACCACAGGATTAGTAGCAGCTATGAATGACAGAAACTGTATTTTAATTGAACTTAATCCAGAATACATCAACATTGCTAAACAAAGGATTAATCAAGAACTAGGTTTATTTAAACAAACAAACAAAGGAGGAAACTAACATGGGGTACACACACTACTGGAAACAGTACAGAAACTTTGATGACAGAGAGTGGTCTGAGATCACTAAATTTGTCGGAAGACTTTGTAGATCTAAAGAAGGGAAAGCAATTCTTGGAACTACAGGTCAAGAGGATAAATTACTCATTGATGATTCAGAAATTATATTCAATGGTAAAAGAAAGTTTAATCAAAATTGTGAAACTTTTTTATTATCTAAAATAAAACCATTACCAAGAGAAGAGTACGAAAAGAAAAATGGTTATTCTTTTCAATTTTGTAAGACTAATGAAATGCCTTACGATAAGTTTGTGACAGCAGCATTAATCATAGCTAACAACATTGCGCCTAAAGCATTGGTCATAACATCGGATGGATTTAGAGAAGACTGGAGAGATGGACTGGATCTGGCTCATCAATATATGATCGGTCTTAGCTTGCCTAATAGTTTAAAAAATAAGTCGGAGTATAAAATAGCTTAATGGAATTATTTAATGACGATTGCTTAAAGGTATTACCTACGTTACCAAAAAATAGTGTAGATTTAATTATAACTTCTCCGCCTTATAATTTAGGAAACAAACATCATACAGGCAATAATTATCATCAAAGTTATAATGATAATTTACCTGAGAATATTTACCAAGAACAACAATTAAATTTATTAAATGAATGTTTTAGAATTTTAAAAGACAATGGTTCTATTATGTATAATCACAAAAATAGAATTAAAAATGGCATTCAAATTACTCCTTATGAATGGATTTTAAAAAGTAAATTTATAATTAAACAAGAAATTGTTTGGATAAACAGAAGTCAAAATTTTGATAAGATTAGATTTTATCCATTTACTGAAAGAGTTTATTGGTTAGCGAAAGATGCAAAAACAAAACTTAATAATGTAATTAACAAACAAGATGTATTTGATTGGAAGGAATGGAAACCAGAAGGAACTAAAGGACTTCATAAAAGAGCATTTCCTGAAAAAATGGTTAATGATCTAATTAGTTGCTTTCCTAATGCACAATATATTTGCGACCCTTATATGGGTTCAGGAACTACTGGAGTTGTTTGTAAAAATCTTAATAGAGAGTTTATTGGTATTGAAATGGATAAGAACTATTTTGATATAGCTAAGAATAGAATAGAAACTATATGAAATTATTTAATAATGATTGTCTAAAGGTATTACCGACAATACCTGATAAGTCTATTGATCTAATTATAACAAGTCCACCATATAATTTAGGTTTAAAATATAATACTTACGAAGATTCAAAAAGTGATTACATAGAATGGTTAATAAATATTTTTAATAAATGCTGTAATGTTTTAAAAGATGATGGTCATTTATTTATTAATTTATCTTCAAGTAAAGAAAATCCATTTACAGCATACAAAATTGCTGAAGGTATAAATTGGAAACTACAAAACAATATTATTTGGGCTAAATCAGTTGAAATAGATGGTTATGTTAGGGGTTATAATACACCAACATCAAGTAAAAGATTTTTAAAAAATGGTTGGGAACACTTATTTCACTTTACAAAATTTGGTAATACAAAAATAGATTTAAAATCTTCAGGTGTACCTTATAACAACAAATATAATAACGCAGAGAGAATGTTTAAAAAAACTGGTAAAAAGTGGACAACAACGACTAACTGTTGGCACATAACTTATAAAAGTAAAGCCACTAAAGAAATAACAAAACAAATTGCAGGGGATAAAAAACACCCAGCTATATTTCCTGAGAATTTAGTAGAAAAATGTTTAAAGGTTTCTGGTATAAAAAAGGGTAAAATTCTTGATCCTTTTATGGGCACAGGAACAACAGGTTTGGTTGCTAAAAAATACAAACTTAATTTTATAGGTATTGAATTAGACAAAGATTATTTTAAACATGCAAAGAATAGGTTAGAAACTATTTTGGTATGAAACAAAAAACTTATACTTTGAAACAACTGAAGGCGATGTCTATCCAATATATTTTATCGGTACCCGACCATCCCGATCCAACGAAACGATCGATATTGAAGAGGAAGATTATAGAAATGCTAAAAAGCAAAAAAGCAGGAACTGATAAACAGCGCCTGCTTTTAAACTATGATGATTAATTTAAACCCAAAGGATGAAAATTGGTTATCATTATACCAAAACTAGCTTTATCTGTCACTAAAGCGTGTTATACTAATTTGATACATGGAAACTTTTATAATGATTGTAATGCTATGCCACCTGGACTTTATGGGTCAGGAGGGGTGTATTCCAATGACACCAAGTCCACAAATTTACTACAATTCTAAAAAAGAGTGCATGGAATCGATTGAAAAAAAGATAGATGAGATGAAAACTGTAGCTATTTACAATAATATACAAATTACGGGCATTTATGCGAATTGCCTTGAGGATAAGACCAAACCTAAAGCTTAAGAGACCACGAACCACGGATAACGGACAACGTCAAATCCTACTATAGAAGTTATACAGATATTTAGACACTACTAAAAAATAAATGAGAAACTAGTGTACCTCTGTACCTCTTTAATGATTACTATTTAATATCAATAACTTAAGTCAAAAATAGAAGTGTACCTCTAGTGTACCTAGGTACAAAATAGTGTACCTCTAACTATGTTCTTGGTGCTCGTCTAACAAACGGGTCTTACTATATTGATTAATTTTCTGTATAATCTCTTTAATAGAATTTGAACTGGAGAAGTTATTATGAGTGAATATGAAACTAAAGACACTACTAAATCTGAAAGAGAGAAAAAAAGAAAACGATTTAAGATGATGCCGAAAGATGAATTTGATATACGATTTGAAAATAATCCTGACTTTGATACTCCTGATATGAGCAGAGCAAGAGATGGCGGTTTGATAAAAAAACAATTTAAATATGGCGGACTTACCAAACCTGGACTGTATGCAAACATACATGCAAAGAGAAAACGAATTGCAGCTGGTTCTGGAGAAAAGATGAGAAAGCCTGGTGCTAAAGGTGCTCCGACTGCAAAACAATTTAAACGAGCGGCTAAGACAGCAAAGAAAAAATAAATGGGACAAAAACCTAGACACCAATTAACTGTTGATGATTTAACTCCTAAGCAGCAATTGTTTGTTGATAAACTCATAGAACATTGGGGACAAAAAAATAAAATGGATATCGTTAAAGAAGTTTATGGTGAGCCTGGCAAAGAAATGTCTGACAAGTCTGCGTCTGCAATAGGTGCAAGACTAACTAACAGAAAACTTCATCCACATGTAGTTGCTTATCTTGATAAGAAAAAAGCTGAAGCTGTAGCTGTATATGAAAAAGATAAATTAAGACGCTACAAAAGATTTGAGTATTATGCGAATAGTGCTGCTTCGGATAAACAATGGGCATCCGCAATTAACGCTGAATTTAGATCAGGCCAGTTAGCTGGTTTGTTTGTAGATAAACGAGAAGTAACTGTAAGTGGTCTGGAGGGTATGAGTCGTGTCGAACTTGAAAAAAAGTTGGAAGAACTTTCGAAAAAAA